TCCTGCATCCGCTTCCACTCTCGATCAAGGGCACGCTTGGCAGCTGCTTTGCTCTGGTAGAGGTGGGTGAGGCGGCGGGGCTTGGTTTGGTCGCCCTCGGTGACCTTATGCTGCTGGCCGGTCTTCTCATCGCGGTACCAGGTTACGAGGCCGGTGTAGTCGCTGTCGTCGTCGGCCAGGCTGGCCAGGTCGTCGCCCTCTGGTAGTTGCGACTCCAGCTCCATGGAGGTGGTGAGGCTGTCTGGCGTGAAGCTGTGGCGCAGGTTGCCGCCGAGCCAGATGATGGCAGCGATTTCGGCCTTGATGCCGGTGAGGCTGTATGTCTGGTCTGGGATCAACTCTGGGCGGCCCCTGGCTAGGGTATAGCTGAGTGTGGCGGTACCGCGCTGCAGGCGGTTCCACTCGGCGCGGGCGGCTTGCAGGGCGCTGGCCTGGTCGGTGAAGCTGTGGCGCAGCTCCTTGATGTTCTCGCCGCCCCCGGTGATAGCCTCTTTCTTCTCGGCGCTGTTGACCTCGTAGTAGTAGGCCTTCACGCCGGTATAGGCGTCGCGGTCGGCCTGCAGGAAGCGGTGCTGATCGCCGTCTGCCCTGGTGAGGGTGACATGGGGCAGGGCAAGGCCGCTGGCGGTGGTGGCCTTGCCGGTAGGCAGGAACAGCAGGCGGTCGGCCTTCACGGTGGCGAAGGCGTCATGCTCTCGGCCGAGGCGGCTGAGCAGGTTGGCGTCCGACTCGTTGGCCTGGTCCAGGTGCAGCAACTCGATGCCGGCGAGCACGGCGCTGACCACGGGGGTGAGGCCCTGAGCGGTGGCGATGGCGCCGATGATCGCGCCCAGAGTGGTGGCGTCGAAGCTGCGCTCTTTCTTGGCCTTGAGGCCGCCGCGCAGGTCCGCGCTGCGGGCGCGGATGCTGAGTGTGTCCGGTGCGCCGCTGTGCTCGGTTTCGTCCACGGTGAAGCTGCCCTTGTCGACCAGGCCGGTGTCATCCCAGCCAAGCCAGAGGCGTACGGTGGCGCCCCGAGGCGGGATGGCGAGCAGGCCGTCGTGGTCGCTGAGGGTGATGTCGAGCTGATCGGCCTCCAGTCCGCGGTTGTCGGTGAGCTCGATGCTGACCAGGCGCGGCTGCTGCCCGCCGAGCAGCAGGTCGGTGATGTCGTTGCCGTTGACCACCACTTTGCAGATCGGCCGCGGGTAGGCGGTGAGCTCGCGGTACTTCTGGGCGGCTTGGCCGAGCAGTTCGTCGGCCTGGTTCAGCAGGCTCAAAGCAGGCCCCCGAGGGCACCGCGCAGGATGCCGCCGACCGAGCCGATGAGACTGCCGAGCATGTCGATGCGGCCGTCGTCGATGCGCTTGAGGCTGATGGTGAACTCGTAGCGGCGCGGTGTGCCGTCCTCGAAAAAGACCTGCTGCGTCTCGCTTATCGAGGTGATAACCCAAGTGCCATAGATGCGGCCGGTGCCGCCGATCAGGGGCCAGGCCTTGCCGGTGTCGGCCATCTTGCGCAGCACGTCAAGGCTGAGGGGCGAGCCGACCAGGCCGGGCAGCAGGGTGCCGGGCAGCGTGATGGTGTCTTCGCCGCGGCCCAGGAACTGGCTGGCCGGGTTGGTACCGATGCGGCTGGTGGAGGCGTGGCGCCATTCGGTGGTGCGCTGGAGCTCCTGGTAAGCGAGCGTGGGCAGTCCGAAAACGAACATGCCGAGGGTCATCATCATGGTGGGTTACTCCTGGTCGCCCAAGCGCGAGCGGATGCGGGCGGCCTTGGCGCGCTCGCGTTCGTCCAGCAGCTGGTTGAGCATGTTGCGCAGCCCGTCAGTGTCGGTGCCCGGGGTGGCGCTGATGTTGATTGCGATGGTGTCACCCTGGACAACTATGCCGCTGCCCGCGTTGGCCGACAGCGGCTGTCGATTGTCCATGGCGATGGCGCCGCCGGCAGCCCCGAAGCCGCTGGCCCCGGCCGCTACCAGTTGCTTGCCCATGTTGGTGACGGCAGCCAGTGGCCCCTGCTGGCCGTTGACGAGCCCCTGCTCCAGGCCGGCCATGGTGAAGCCGCCCAGGCTGGCGAAGACTCGCGACGGCGAGTGGATCCCGAGCTTCTCCTTGAACCAGGTGACGGTGCTGTCTGCGGCGCCGGTGACGGCACCTTTCACTGCCGCGAGGCCGTTGGTTATGCCTTGCACCATGCCCTGCATGAGCATGGTGCCGAACTCGCTGAATTTGCCGGGCATCTCGACGCCGAAGTAGTTCATCACGCCGGCGAAAGCGCGATAGAACAGGCCCAGCGGGGAAAAGTTGAGGATCAGTGCGGCGATGCCGGCGAAGCCGCCGTTGAAGCCTTCCTTCACCTCTGCCCAGAGGCCGAGGAAATAGGCCTTGATGGGGTCCCAATACTTGTAGATCAGGTAGGCGGCGGTGGCGATGGCCATCACTGCCAGGCCGATGGGGTTCATCATCAGCGCACGGCCGAGCAACAGCACGGCCTTGCCGGCCCACAGCAGGGCGCTGCCCAGGCCTTTCAGGGCGGTGACGGCGCCGAGGCTCTTGATGCCGAAGAAGGTGAGGGCGTAGCGGGCCATGGCGAAGGGGCCGAGGAAGCTGGCTATCATCAACGTTACGCCGCCGCCGACGGCCAGCAACATGGCCAGTCCGCCCGCAGTTTTGACGAGGGCGGCGGTGAGGCCGGGGTTTTCCTTTACCCAATTCTTGACGTTAACGGCGAGCTCGCCGAAACCGTTGATGAGGGCCTTGAGTTCGGGCGCGATGGTGGCACCGATCTCGCTCATGGCGTTGGTCCAGCTGCCTTCGGCTGCCTCGATGGTGTTAGTGAGGGTCGCGAGCTGCTCGTTGACGCGGGTGCGCAGGTCGGCCTGGTCCTTCATCTTCGCCGCAACTTCGTCGTAGCCGGCCAACCCTTTATTCATCATGGTATTGAGGACCTGGAGCGTCTCGGAGTCGTCGCCGAAAAGGTCCTTGATGACACTGAGCCGGTCCTCGGTGGTCAGGGTCTTCAGCTTGTCCAGTTGCTTGAACAGGTTGTCGATGCCAGCGAATTCGCCCTTGCCGTCGGTGAAGTCGAGGTTGAGCTTGATGCCTTTCTCGGCTTTTAGGTCCTTGAGCACCTTGTCGATTTTGGCGGTGTCCATGGCGCCCTGGAACACTTTGCGGAAGGCGTTGCCGGCGCTCTCTCCGGCCATGCCAGTCTGGTCCATCATAACCAGCAGCGGCGCGAAGGTGTTGGCGGCCTCCAGGCCAGATTTCTTGATGATGTCCATCACCGGGCTGATCTTGCTGAAGCCCTGGAGCATGTTGGTGTCGTCGACGCCCAGGTAAAAGGCCCGCTGGATGGTGTCCATCAGGCCCATCATGTCCTTTTCGGTGGTGCGGGTGGCGTCCTGCATTTTGGCCGCGAACTCGGCGGTGTCGGCCACTGGCTTCTGCAACTGGACGCCCAAGTAGGCGGCAGCCTCGCCGGTACCGCCCAGGATCGACTGGGCGCTAATGCCCTGACGGCGCAGCATGGTCATCATGTCCTGGAAGTCGGCGGTGGTACCGGGCAGGCGGTCGCCCAGGCCGGTGGCCAAGTCGCTGATCTTCTGGAAGTCGGCCGGGACCTGGCCGGTGCTATCCATCATGGCCACCTTGAGTTGGGTGGCGGCGTTTTCGGCCGGCGCGAATGCATCCACGATGCCCTTGAGAGGCCTGGAAATGGCGTAGGAAGTACCGAGCCCCGCGGCGCCGCCGGCGGCCATGCTGCCGGCAAGCTGTTGTGACTTGTCATACTGGGCGCGGGCGTTGGCTAGGCGCTTGGATTGGGCGGCCAAGCGCTGCATGCGCTGGGTCTGGTCGCTGATCTGCTGATTGGTACTGGCGATGCGGTCGCGGAGTTCGCGCTCGCCCTGCACGAGATTGCGCGTGCTGATACCGGCGGCGCTGAGCTTATTGCGCAGGCCCTGCAGCTCGGCCTGCTGTTCCTGGTGCTGTTTCTTGAGAGTGGTGGCGGCGCGGATGGCGTCCTGCATGTCCGCCGTCATCTGCTTGGTCGGCGCGCCGGTGTCGGCCATCTGGCGGCCGAGTTCCTTCACTCGATCACGCGCGCCCTGGAGGGCGGTTTCGGTGTTGGCGCTGATGGCGCGCAGGCGCTGCCAGCTGCTGACATCGTTCTGCGTTGCCTGCAGTTGCTTGAGCTGGTCGCGGGACTCCTTGAGTGCGCGGCCGAGGCCGACACTTCCTTGCATCACTGCGCGGATGGGGCGGGTGGCGCGGTCGATGGCCTGGAGGATCACCTCCATTTTCAGATCATTGGCCATCGCTCTTCTCCCAGCGGCTTCTGGCCCGCTCGCGCCATTCCATCAGTTCCGATAGGGACAACGGGTCCAAGTCCGCCGGCCCCCAGTGAAAGACCATGGCCAGATCGGCCATGGCTTCTTCTACGCGACGAGGACAGCTTCCTTCGCCGACTTCTGCAGCAAAAAACTCGCGACAGCCAGCCCGCACTGGAACAGGTCCGCCGGGTCCATGCGGCCGACCTCGATGTCGGTGAGGCTGGGAGTGCTGATGCGCGGCAATACCTTGCGCAGGGCGAGCACGTCCATCTGTGCCAGGTCAGAAAGGGTCACGCCGCGTAGTTCGCCGCTCATGGGCTTGCGCAGGGTCACCTGCCCGATCTTCTGCTCGCCACGGATGATCGGGGTGTCGAGGTCGATAACTTCCTCGTTTGGGTTCTTGGTCGGGGCCGGTGCAGTCGCTGCAGTGGTGGTGCTGTCGTCGTGCTTGGCTTCTGGGGTCTGCATGGGGTGGTGCTCCTTGGTTCAGGGGAAGGCCGGCATGGGCGCCGGCGAGTGGCGGATCAGAGGCCGATGTTCTTGCGGTGAGCTGCGAGCAGGTCTTTGCCGTCGACGATGAACACGAAGTTCAGGAGGTCGATTTCGGTGATGACCTCGCCGTCGACGGTGAGCTTGTAGTAGGTGCAGGTGGTGCTGATCTGGTGCTCGGTATCTTCGCCCGGGGTGGACTCGCCGAAGTCGATCTCTTCATGTCGACCGCGCACGGAGATTTCCACGGAGCTGGTGCCACCGTCGTCGTCGCGCTGGACTGAACCGGCGAAGCGCAGGGCGACGCCATCGGCACGCACCGCGCCGAACTGGCGCAGGGCTAGCAGGTCCCAGCCGCCCAGGGTCCAGGCGATGACGATGCCGTCGTCGCCGAAGCCGAGGTCGACCTTGACCGGGCCGTCCATGCCACCGCCGCGGTAGGCCTCCATCTTGCGGGCCAGCTTGGGCAGGGTGACGGTCTTGGCGATGCCGCCGTAGACGTTACCGTCGTTGAACAGGTTGAAGTGCTTGAGCTTCTTGGCTAGGGCCATGGTTGGGCGCTCCTACGGCGCGGCCGGAGCCGCGCGGGTGAGTGGGATCAGGCCTTGACGCTCTCGGCGAAGGTCA